CATTAGCCCATCGAGTCCGCCCTTCATGCCACCTGAAACCCACATATAGATTGCAGCGCCGAACTCGCCGAGGTTCTTTCCAAAATTTGTTAGCACTGTAGCCATGCCAACCGCTGCATCACGCACGAGATTATAGGCGTTCTCGCCGAACCACTTGATATAGGACGGTATCACGACCGTAAATGTGTGCTTTGCGTCTTCGGCCATTCCGAGAAATTTAAGTTGCAACGCCGACAATGCAAACTGTACGATCGGCCCCAGATTCTTAAACGCAACCTCGGCAGTCGTCACCGCAACAACAATTCCGACCTTGAATGCTTCAATGTACGGTGCCAGCGACTCGAAGATAGCTTGCATCCCACCAACCGCTGGCGAAAGCGATTGTGCAATGACCTGCACAAGCACCATAAAAATTTCTGCTGCAACTTGCACCGCTGGAGCCAGTACAGACCCGATAACAACCATCATGTTTTTGAGCGCGACATTAGCAAGATCGAGCGATTCTTTTAGCTCCACGCCTGCTGGCGTTCCTGCGGCAATAAATTCCTGAATAGAAGCTGCGCCAAATCGAAATATCGCAAATGCGGCCTGCATGCTTAAGACAACCGCAAGCAACGGACCAAGTGTTGTGTATAGACCGCTGAATGCTGCTGTCATCGACCTTGTGGCAGTAACCACACCATCAGCCATCTTTTCAACACTAAGACGCATTATCTTGGTTTGCGCTGCGATATTCTTCATGACACCAGATGCCATGTCTTGAGCGCCGATAACTATGTTTACGTCAGCCATGCCGTCTTTCTCGCTCTATTCTGTCTTGGTCAATCTGACTGCAATCACTGCGGAACGCTAGCCACAATTCGACCCACCATGCCGACTGATCCAGTACGCCGCCTGTCGCTGGTAGGTGATTGTCGGCAAGCTGTGCCAGATTCACTTCGTCAACTATTTCCTGTACGAATCGTCGTGGACATTCTGCAAGCGTCCACACGCTGCTTGGATCGTCACTATCCTCGATTTCGATTCGCTGGCTTGGTGTCGATATTTCGTAGCACGTTTTCCCGCAACCTCGGCAGAGCTCGCCACGCGAAAGCAATGCCGCTATTCTGACTTTTTTCTTTCTATCTCCGAGAGCTTGCCGCCTTCGGTGATCTTCTTTCCAATGTCCATCGCCTCTTGGAAACTAATCTTTTCAAGCAATAGAGCCACTGAAAACGCTTCGCCAATCGACCAACGCACAATCGCTTTCTCAAGGATTTTCTCAACGAGGTTCATCGCCTCTTCTGGGTCGGTGTTCGTTTGCAGATTTTTGACAATCCGAATCAATTCGCGCTGTTGCTGAAAACTGAGCGCTTTGCATGTGATCGGTCCAATCGTCGACTCGATATCGTATTCTTCGCCGGGTCGTAAAAAGCCCATAAACCCTCTTAGGTCGGTGTGAAGGTAAAATACAATTCTTCGTTTTGCGTTGCGCCGTTTTTCGTGCACAAGAACTCAATATCATCCACCACAACGCGATTGCGGTCCGCTTCTTGGATATTGAGAATCTGTGCTTTCGGTGCAGTAATTCCTAGCGTCGAGGTAGAAGGACCGTCGAGCGTAATCTGAATCGCGTACGGCGTGTAGGTGGTCCAGATATTGTGCCGGTTTTGCGTCGCAACCAGAACAGATTCAGGATTTGCTTGTATCGTTGGCCGACGATCGACGATGATGCCGTGAATGAATCCGCTGGCCTGCGTCGGATCTTCAAGCATGATAACCTCGTTGCCTGCGGTAATCGTGATTTGCTCGACCGGCAATGCCACGCTATTAAACGTGCAAGCGGCAGCCGACGTGAACTTTAGTGGATTCGTCGTCGGGTACGTCGGTGCGATGATCGCTGTCGATGTTGGCTCAACGTAAACGCCGGTAAACGTCCACTCGATCGTAATCATCCGGCCCGTCGGCAATGTCATGACCCAAGTGCCTACTGCACCTTTGATCGTCTTGAGCAGGCCATCGACGTACACGCCAAGCGTCAGCGTTTTGACGTTCGTGCCTGGTGCCTCACTTCGTGGTTTCCAGACGTTCGTTGTTTCAGTCCAGCCGCACGCTGGCATGAGTACCGAAAAAATCGTTGGCTCGGTTGCGGTTCCATCCCAAGCAAGATCGGTTCGGAATGTTACCGTGGCCGTTTGGCCTTCGGTGATTGCAGTCAAGTAATTAAATGAGCCGCTACCCTCGCGATCCGTCATTGCAATCGATGGCTGAAGCATAATATCGTAAGCGTTGAAAACACCTTCCGAGGCCGTTAGTGATTCAGCAGTTCCTGGCGTCGCTTCGATCTTCGCGGCAAGCGTACGAATTTTTTTCAGTAGTGGCATCTATTTTTACCCTTGCGATTTCTTGAAATTGACTGCTCGGATTCGTCGCTCAATCTGCTTGATTAGCGTTGGCTCGATATCTCGCTCCACAATGAGCTTGTCGAGGTTGTTCACGACCGTTACGCCCCAAGGCGATACACCATCTTTTTTATCAATCGGCTTTCTCGCTTTGCCGACTCTTTTGTAAACGTGTCCGCCAAGTGCTTCGGAAATAAACGCTCCTGCGATAAACTTGCCGCCCGATTTTCGACTGACTCGATAGCGAACGCCTTTTTTGTTTTGCCGTGGCCGAAATTCCTTCAGCGAAAGTCTTGCGTTTTCTTTTTGCCGAACTTTTGCGGTTAGCTTGTCTTCTGTAGCTTTATCAACTTGTTTTATGTCTTTCTTGATTGCCTTCTGCGAAACCATGATCTCTTTGTAGATCTCTTTCGCCAGCAACGATTCTGTTTTTTTCGCGGCTGCGTTTAGTGCGATCTTGATTTCACGCTTGAGTTTTTTCGGTGTATCCTCTCCGAGTGCCTTTTCCAGTTCTCCGATTTTGGCCTGAATGTTCATCGAAATCATAAGGCACCTGGAGCCACACGAATCCGAACAAGCAGCGACAACACATAGCCATCGCTTTGACTTGTGCCGTCGTGTATCAATCGCTGCATCGTTGATCCCCACGCCGCATCAATCGCTTCGCCGCCGAACGTGTACCACTCTGGATCGTAGGCCGTTGCACCTGTGATCGCACGCCGAACGTCACGCACGAAACGAATCAGTTTCTTGTCAATCGACTCTTGATCGGTTTCGCTTGGCATCAGCCGTAATCGGATTCGGTAGTCGATTTCCCAGCATTCCCTCGGAGGATTTCCTGGCAAGTCCAACTCCGGTATGCGTGTGCAATCTCCAAGGCTAACAACGATCTGCTTATCCTTCGGACTCTGCGGAATGCCAATATCGCCATCGTCGTAATTCTCGCGACTTGGAATCACGATCTCTTCGGCCAAAAGATGGCTGAGTCGTTCTTCGATCGTTTCGAGAATTTCGACAATATCTGGCTCTGCTACTGGCATCTCAGTACAAGCATCCCTTCGTCCTGCTCTTGAATCTGCACAATGGCTCTCGGTCTGGCTGTCTTGTCGACTCGCTCGGCAATGTCAAGCGTGTCGCCGCCGAGGTCAATTTCGGTCGATGCAATGCCAAGCGTGCTGTTGTTTACAACGTGCGCCTCGAACACTGTCACCGACCGATTTTCGTCTTCGCTTATGAGTTCCGCCAGTTGCCGAAAAACGACTGCACTTATTGTTCGTGCGATGTTATTTCGAGTTCGGTACACGACCGATTCACCGAAATCACTCGTCGATACAAGTTTTGCAGCATCATCTTCGATCATCTGGCGGAGTGTCATAATCAACCACGATGTGAAATGATTTCGATGTAATCAACAACCACGCTGTCGGCATTTGTGTTCGCAGCCTTTTGGATCTGAATGATCGGTTGCAAGCCGGAGCTATAGGCCGACATATCAAAGGTCTGCGATGCACAAACGCGAACGCCATCGATGTAAAACTTGACGTTCGATTTTCCGCCAGTGAAGTCAATCACGAAATCTTTGTAGGTCGTGCCGAGCGTGACGCCGGTGGAAATGTCGTCAACGTCGCGAGTCCCGTCGTCGGTCTCGGCATAAACTAGCGTCGTGCTGTTTGCGCCTTCCATGCGAAACCAAGCGTTTGCCGCAACGCTGTTCGCTGTGTCGTTGCGTGCCGAGCCAACACCGAAGCACAAAATCGAACCGCTTGTAAACGTTGCGGCTCCAATCTTGACTCGCATGGTGACACGCTGAATGTCGTCGATATCGAAATCGAGCGCATCATTGAAGTGCAACGCAACAACAACCACATCGCTGTCGTTGTTCAGCGTCAGCGTCGCTTCACTGGTTCCCTTGGTGTAGACTGGTGTTCCAGTTATGGAAACGTCGTCGACTAGCCAAGCGGTTGCTGGATCGGCAGACGTTGGGAAGGTTGCCACCGCTCCATTGAAGTCATCAGAAAAAATCTCAAAATCTTGCATACCGGCCATATTGAAAATCTCCAAAGTCGTTTTGTTTTAGGGGAAAACCCTAGCCCACAATGGAGCTAGGGGTCATCTCAAATCAAGATCAAGCAGAGTTGCGGAACAGCCCACGCCAGTCGATTGCGGCCACGCCGAACGTTTGACGCACGTTGTACTTGTAGCAATCGATATCAAAGTCTTGTTCGCTGGTCAAAACCGGCGACTCTTCACCCGACAAGAACGCAAGCTCCACGGTATCGACTTGGTTCGTGTTGGCAGCCAAATACCAGTTGGTCGTCGAGGCTGCGTGCAAGATCGGCTCAACAACGACCTGTAGTGGACGCACGCCATTCACACCGTAGATGTTAACCACACCTTCGTTGTTGTTGGCTGCGTTGTAGCTCTGGCTATTGACGATTTCCAAGGCGGTCGCCGAGTAGCCAGGCGGCACGATCAAAAACGATGGCGTTAGGCCAAGGATTGCATCGCTGTTGATGCCCTTCTGAAGCATCATCTGCTGATAGCCAGTGTTGAGCGTAGCAACAGCAGGTGCACCGGCACCGCCTGATACGTTGCTGCCCGATCCGTGCGAAGCAGAGAATAGCGCCTGTCCGTCGCTCATCGTCGGGTTGCTGGTAAGCACTTCGTAAACCTTCTTGTTTTGAAGGCGACGAGCTGCGTTACCGTGCATTGCTGGAATTCGGCTGAGTGCGTCGAGGTCATCGTTGATGACGGTTTCCCACGATACGGTAAACTGCTTGCCGTACTTCTGCACAAAATACGATGTCTTCGCATCAGCCATCGCACCTTCAGGATACGGAGCACCTTCTGGAATCGCTTCGAGGTCTGGCGATTCGCCTAAGCGAATACGGTTGATCGGTTTGAAGTCATCGACCGATGCGGCTTGACGAGCCCAGATGGACCAAGTGTAGGTCGCTTCTTCGTAAGCGGCCAGCAAGGTTTTGTTGGCTGCATCGAGTAATAGGTTCGGGAACGAGCCAGTGGTGTGATAGGCATCACGCTGTACTCGGTACTGAGCCGACACGCCGCGAGCACCCATCGCAATACGTGCGATTTCTGGCATCGATAGCTTGTCGGTTTTGATTCCCATACGCTCAACGCACATAGTCGCCATGCGTCGCAAGTCCATTCGAGCGAACTCGTCAGCACCAGCAACTGGTGCCACTTGCTTTCGCAAACCTGCGGCTCGAAGCGAACGCTGCACAAGTCCTGCACCGATAGCCGATGCAAATTTGTCTTCCGAGCTTTCAGTCACTCGGACGTTGGTTCCAACTGGCTCTTGAGTGGCCATTTTCTGAATGATCCTTTCACGTGCGATTTCCACTGTTACACCGGCATCAATCAATTGCTCGGCAAAGCTACGTTCGAGCTTCGCGAGCTTCACATCGCTGTAGATGGTTTGGCGTCGCGTGCGATCTGCTTTCATTCGTCGCTCGACTTCTTCGGTCGCCATCATTTCGACCTTTTTTTCGTCGCCCATCATTTCGCGGGCAACGTCTTCAGGTTTTGGGCTTTCCATCGATTCGATTTCGATCTCAGGCTTTGGCATGTGATCCGCCAAAAACTTGATGATTTCCATCGGGTCGGTCACGCCTTCCGGCAGACCAAGCATTTTGAGCTGAGCCATCATGGACTCATCCATACTCGCTTTCCTTTCAATTTCCTGGTCGTATGACCGTCTTACCGTGGAATTAGGATCGGCACCTGTTGCACAGATGCTCGCGTTGTGCGGTTCCCAAGCGGTTACAATTTCCGCTGGTCCGTCAATCACGACGCCACGTTTCGTCGTGTATGTCTGCCCTTGCTGAATGTATTGCCGTTCTAAAATGACGGCATCAATCGAAAAGTCGGTTAGGTGTCCCTCTGCGTATCGCGTCGCGACCACCTGCGATTCTGGATCGCTGGCGAATTCCGCCACGCCGACGAGCTGCCCGTCCTCGATGGCGATGTTGCGGATCGAGCCAAAAACGTTTCGGACTGTTTTGTCATCGTGCGAATCGACAATCGGTAACTGCCGTCGACGATTGCGGAACCGAACGCCATCCATCAGCAAAACTTGCTTCATGTGGCCCCGCTG